TCGCCGGGATCGGCACAGGAAAGCGCAGCGACATCTGGCCGCCCAAGGCCGCGCCAGCCGGCACCGGCACGATGTAGGCCGGATTGCCGTTGAGCAGACCGCCGAGCGTGAGACCCCCGAGCGCTGCCGCCGTGGCGCCGCCATAGCTGATGTCCACACCAGTCAGATACGTGGTCTTGCCGGCAGCCGCGGGAAGCGTGGCCACCACTGAGCTGTTGGCGCCGTTCGCCGGGAAGCTGTTGACCGGCGTCGCACCCGATGGATAGCCAGCCGTGCCAGCCGTCGGGAAGCCTGTCGCCCCCTGCACCGGAGGCTTGATGTCGCCGACGGTCCAACCGCCGCCGCCGAGTGTTGCGTCGTAGCTCATGGTTCTCTCCTATGCCGCCACTGAGGCGTCGATTGCTGTTGCCGCGGCCTGCTGCTGCAGCGCCTGCTGTTGTGCCGCCTGCTCGGCCTGCTGCCGGTTCTTGCTGTCCATGTCGCGCTTCTCGGCCAGTTCCTTCGGGCCGCGCAGCAACTTGGCCGGCACGCCCAGGGCCTTGCCCTTCTCGTAGGCGGCATCGTCCAGCTTGATCGCGTCGAGCACGGTCATGTCCTGCGTGGAGCCGGCGAGCGCCACCTGCCCAGCAATGAAGGTGTCGATGGCCGTGACCTCCTCCATGAGCTGCGAGCGCGCCAGCGGGCTGATGTACTTGACCTGGTAGTCGCCCTCCAGCAGCCCTTCGGGCACAGGACCCAGAGCAGCCACCAGCGCACCGGCGCGATAGGCGATGTTGAAGCAGCGCTCGACCACCACCTGCAGATACTCGGACTGGAAGCGTCCGACCAGCGGCGCCATCAGTTGGCGGATCTGGTTGATGTTCTGCGAGATCTCGGTGGCGCTGCGAACTGGCCCACCCACGGGCGTGAGCAGGTCAGCCAGCAGCGCGCGGCGGATGGACTGGCGCAGTTGATCGCCCTTGGAGAACGACACGTTGAAGTCCGCCCCGGTCTTCAGCTCGGCCATGCTCTCGATGCTGGCCATCGCCACGATCTTGCGCGGGCCGATGCGCACGGTCTTGGGGTTGAGCACGCCGTCGTCCACGGCCTTCCACATCCCGCCGACGGCAATGTCCAGGCTCATGAGCTCCAGCTTCACGATCTGGTTCAGGGTCTTGACGTCGGGCAGGACGTTGGAGCCGAGGCCCGTGGCATAGGGCGTGCCCGGGATCAGACGCCACCGGGGGACCGCGCACGGGAACTCGTGATAGCCCGACTCGCGCACGATGTGCTTGCGCTGGCGCTCCATGTGGCACGAGCGGAACGGCAGGTTCTTCGCCAGCTTGGCGCCGTACTGACCTTCCCGGCGCGGCTCGATCGCCCACAGCATCTGCACCTTTTCGGTCAGCTTGCCGTCGCGGTAGAGCTTTGCAGTGTGGTCGCTCACCTTGTCGATGCCGTACTCGGCGACCACCTGCTCGACGGTCGGATCGAAGACGCGATAGATGGTGTCCACCCGGCCAGAAGGCTTGCTGCTGGCCACATAGCACTGGTACAGCGGCCACTGCTCGAAGTTGTAGCCACCGATGGGGCGGCCCTTCTCGTCCTTGCCCTCGTCAATGTAGAGCACGAACCAGCCGGCGGGCACCATGTCGCTGTAGCACTCGCCGGACACCGCACCGAAGCTCGCGCTCGTGATGTGCTCGAAGAGGAACTGCGCAGCGCCGTCCATCCAGGCGACCGCCTGCTCGTCGTCCTCCTGGCCAGCATCGAGCGCGAACCAGCGGGAATTGTCCGGCGTCATCCAACTGGCGATGTTGGACTTCAGCACCTCGCCGGCATCAATGGCCGTGGAGTCGTAGAGCTCGGCGCGCTGCTGGGCCGCGACAGTGCCGGCCGATTCGGTCGGGCTTGAGAACCAGCCTTGCGCGCGCTCGGGCGCGAGGTACTGGAACACGTCTTGCCAGACGGTTTCGTTGGGGAGCCGCTGCGCCATCAGCTGCTGCAGGCGGCGCTCCAGCTGTTGCGCTACTTCGGTCATTTAGCCCCCGGCCGGTGCGGCCTTGACAGAGATCCAATCGGAGAATGCTGCCACCGGCATGCGTTCCTTGTCGTAGAACGTGACCACCGAGGAAAGCGCATCGAACGAATCCGCCTCGACGACGTGAGCATTGACGTTCGCAACGTTGAGGCCTGAGACGGCTGCCATGTTGCGATCGGCGCGCTGCGTGACGGTGAATTTCATGTCTATGCCCCGAGGGTGGTCTTGCCGTAGGCCAGGGCCGAGCTGCTGCCGGCGCCGGTAGATAGCGCGCTGCGGCGCTGGTTCGTGCGGCGCACTGCGGCGTCCGCGTTGGCCTTGCTCGCAGCTTCAGCGGCTGCGCGGTCGGCCGCCACCTGCGGATCTTCGCGAGGCGGCGCGGGCGGGGGAGCTTTGGGGCCGCCTCCGCACATGTCAGTTCACCACGCGTTGGCTGGGCAGCACGGCGGGAACCAGCCAACCCTGCTTCGTCAGGATCGGCGTGTCCGGCTTCTGCTTCATCACGTCGGCAAGGTCGGGGAGATCGACCGGCGGCGCGTGCTGCGCGGCCTGGTTGCGGCCCAGGGTCTTGACCATGGCGCGCATCTCGGCCATCTCGCGCTCCAGGCGCGCCACCTTCTGCTCGGCGGTTTCGGGCTCAGCATCCCGCAGCAATTTCGGATCGACGCCGAGCGCCTTGTCGTCGGGTGCGGCGGCGTTCGGATCGGTGCCAGGCGTGGCAGGTGCGGCGGTACGGCCCATGAAATGCTCCGGTATTGTGGACCGGGGCACTTTGGCGCTTGCCGCTGCTGGAATCCCCGCTACCGGAACTGCGCAGCCGACAGCACGACATCGACCTTGCGCGGCAACTCCTCCCGCGGCCGGCCCGTCACCACCCGCCACAGCGCAATCAGCCGCTCGCCCTGCTCGTGCGCCGGCTCGTAGTACTTGTTCTTCCAGCCCTCGACCGCGCCGCGCGATGCGCCAATGGCAGCACCGATGGCCGAGTGCGTGTAGCCGTGCTTCTCGATCATCACAATGACGTGCCACCATGAGATGCCGGGCTCGTTGGCAAAACGCGCGCGCGCGCGAGGGTTCTCGAAGATGCACTCGCCCCGCTTGATGCAGGTTCCGGCTGTTTCGCAGGGGTCGCACAGGTTCATGCCGATAGCTCCTTTATCGTTTCGTTTATTGCGGATAGTTCGCTGACCTTGCGTAGCTTCCAGCGCAGACGGGTGCCGTGCCATCCCTCGGGGCCTCGGTGGCAGGCTGTGCACAGGGGCATGCTGATCCACCACATGCCCTGCTCTGGTTCGTGGACCTCGCTGGGGCCTGGGGCCTCGCAGACGATGCACGGCAGTTCGGCGACTCGGGCGATGTGCGCGGCTTCCGCGGCTGTCGGTTTTGGCTTATTGCGTGACTGCATGAATCGCCTCCTCCGGGGTTTGGACGACATGCAGCGGGACATCGCGCCATGCGAGATGCCACACCTCTTGCGCGGGCGTGAGGCGGCGCCGGCTGGGCGCCTTGCTCCCGTCCTTGACCTCCAGCAGCAGCAGACGGCCGCGGAACCCCACGAGCAAGTCGGGGACGCCGTTGCCCACTGCTGCAAGGCTCTGCACGGTCGCGCCGACACGCCACAGGGCGTTGACGATCTCGGCCTGGTTGTCGTCGAGCTTGGCCGCGCGCCTCATGCCCAGCCCTCCACGATCATTTCGAGCAGCCGGTCGGCCGTGTCCCTGTCCATCTGGGGCAGGATCACCTGCAGCACGCCGTCGATCGCGGCGCTGTAGAAGCGCTCGAAGTCGTCCTGCTCCATCTTGTCGAAGGCGATCGAATGGAGTTGCGGGTACACCTCGCCCGTGCGCGGGTCAACGGCAGGGTCGAAGTAGCCGGCGGCCAGTTTCACGGCTGGAAGCGCCTTCTCCACGGTCGGATATGTCTCGCTGTTCTCGGCCACCAGCTGCAGCAGGGCCATCAGTTTCCGATGCTGGGGGCCATTCCGAGGGGTCGCCCACTCCAGGCGCAGCCACTTTCCGGACTTCATGGTCTCCAGACGGCGCTTGAACTTGCTGAAGGCATCGTGGTCCGCTTGCGTTGCCCCGCGCAGGCCCTTCTCGGTGCGGATCAGCATTGCTTTCACAGCAGTCCCCTCGCTTCCCCGATTCGGGCGTGCTCGGTCTTGACCTTCTCGTGCCAGGTGCGCCACTCGTCGCCGAAGGCTGCCTGCATGGCGTTGACGTAGGCCGGCATCAGCGTGCCCTCGCGCTTGGATTGCCAGAAGGGCAGGCCGTGGGCCATTGCCCGGACGGTGCAGGTCTTGCACTGGGCCTGGTAGAGCGGATAGTCGGGCACCTGCTGGGCCTTGGCGCAGTAGTCGCACATCAGGATTTCTCCTCTGCGGTAGCCTGGCGGGGCTGGCCGGCAGCGACCATGGCGGCGATGGCGCGCGCCTTCTCGTCCCGCTCTTTCCGCCAGTCGGCCCAGGCCGCGTCCCAAATCCGATCGACGTAATCGTGGGTCGGCTTCCACTGCTCGAATTGGGCGTTGGTCATGCCGCCTCCCGGATCAGGCCAGAGAACATGCCGCCGAGCGGCTGGTAGGCGACTGCCCGGCCATTGCGAACCCGCCTCACGGTCTCACGGCCGATCCCGGTCCTGCGCTGGAACTCGGTGTGCCCCTCGTTAGAAGAAAGGATCTCCGCCGCCAGCTCCGGGGTAACGCGGGTTAGCTTCTTTGCCGTCATCCGGTTCGCCAGGATGCGCTTGGGCTGGTTCTTGAACTTGCCGAGTTTCGTGGTCGTCGCGCCCTGCTTCACCGCGGTTCCGACCTTCGCGCACTTCGGGTTCAGGCACAGCGGCTCCTTGCAGGTGGCGAACACCCGCCAGCCCTTCGGCAGCGCCTTGCCGGGGTTCTCGATGTGCCACACACCGCGCCGGCCAGCCTGGGAGCGCATGCCGCCGTTCAGGGTGGTCCAGTCCGGCGCGTAGACCCGGGCGATCCCGCCCGACACCGCGCCGCGCCAGATCCAATGCCCTTCATCGTCGATGAAACAGCGGTCGCGGACTTCTTCGATGGTCCTCATGCCGGCACCGCCTGGCGGTTGGCGCTCCAGCGCTGCCGCCCTGGGAAGAGGCTGTCCGGGATTTTTGTGCAGTCCTTTGTGTCTCCAAGGTAGGCGAGCGCCCATGTGATGTTGGATTCACTGACAGGGCGCCCCCTGCCACCGTCGCGCGCACGGTCCAGCAGGTGATGGGCGTACTGTGCCCAGCTGTCGGCTGATTCGCGGGCGCGGATCATGCTGTCACCCCCAGCGCATCACGCGCCATGTCCATCTGCGCCCTCGTGAGCCTCTCGCCGGCTTCATGGCGGGCGATCAAGCGGCGCGCCCAATCCCGGCGGTCGGCAGGTGCGCGGCGACGGATCACTGGCCCCAATTTCGCGAGCTCGGCAGCGATGCGCTCCTTGCCGGCCGGCGAATGCTCGATGCGCGGCACCTCGGGCGTCGGCGCGCGGCGGCATAGGGCGCGGAACTCGATGACGTTCGGAGCCCGCTCTGGCAGGTTCTCGAGCGCCCACGCGATGGCGTCAAGCTGCCCGGTGAACCCGGCGAGCTCGTGCGCCCAGGACGACTTCACGGCGTTCTGGTCAAGGCCTTCGTACTTCGATGCGAAGTCGCGGCCGTAGGTGGCCGACAGGCGGGCGAAAAGCCGGTCAACGGCTTGCAATGGCAGGGACATCCTGGACCTCTTCGATCACGGTGAGCGGGCGCGACTGGCCCGGGGGACGGGCAGCAATGCCCGGAGCAAAACCTTCCATGCGCTCTCGCATGTTTCGTTGGTAGGCGGTCTCGCCGCCGGGTTGCGGCCCGCCGCGTTCGCTCGGCTTGAGCCAGTCCGCCTGCAGACCCTGAGAACCGCGGACGCACCAGACCGCGAGGAATCGGTCGAGCGTCAGCCCAGCCTTGCCTGCCTCGACGCGGGCTTCGCTCAGCACGGTGGCCGTGACGGCGGCCCGCTTGCCCTTGCGCAGCTGCAGCCAATCGCCCCATGTCTGTTCGGCAACATCGTCCGGCCTGGCGATCTCGGGGGTGCCGCGCTTGCGCGTGCTGTCTTCTGAACGTAGTGAAGAAGACTCTGAGCTATGAGGAGCTTTCGTCCTGGGTTCATTCTGGGTTTCGTCTGGGTTATCTTTTGAAAACCCAGTGGGTTTCTGCTGGGTTTCTTTCCGAGGCCTCCCGCCCTTCTTCCCGTTGGCCCTTGCAGCCTCGATTGCAGGGGCTGCCTCGATCAGTTCCTCGGTCGCCCGGTTGTTGTGGCGCAGGCCGTCTTCCCCAATGGGGAAGAACTTGTCAGCCACCACGCGCACCGCCTCCTGTTCGCCCTTGTTCATGGCGCGGCAGATGCGATGCAGCTCCTCGTAGTCGGCCGGCAACCCGGATTCGGACGAGTAGATTTCGTCGAGC